GATAGTGCAACTGTTAATTCAGAAGCAAATTTAACTTTTGATGGTAGTACTTTAGCAGTTACTGGAGCCATAACAGCTTCGGGGGCTATTACAGCAAATGGCGGAGCTGTATTTAATGAAACAAGTTTAGACAGAGACTTCAGAGTTGAATCAAACGGCAACGCTAACATGCTATTTGTTGATGGTGGTACTGATGCGGTTGGTATAGGAACTAATGCTCCAGTTGCTGATGGGGCACTTCATGTTGTAGGAGCTAATGGAATATTAGTGGACACAGATGGAAATGGAGATGGTTCAATTTATTTTGGTCATAACGCAGGTTCAGATAGAACTTATTTAGTAAGAAGTTCTGATGATTTTATTATTAACAATGTTTCAGCAGGAAATATTAGGTTTTATAATAATAATGAAGAAAGAATGCGTCTTGATGCTTCTGGAAATCTTGCATTAGGACATACCACAACTACTGGTTCTAAATTTGCAATTTGTGATGGAGCAAATGCACAAATTCAATTCTTCCCCGAAGTAACCACTGACACTAATTTAATACAACATTACGACCCTACCGCTTCTGCATATATGAATGCAGATTATAGAGCTGCAACTCATCAATTTAAAATTGGTACATCAGAACATATGCGTATTCACTCTGATGGAAAAGTAGGTATAGGAACTGCTTCTCCTGCAGCTAGATTAGACATAGCAGGAATGGCAGCAGGAGAGCAAGCATTATTAATCACAACTGGTAGAAATGATGCTCTTTCAAATGGTCTTGCACGAATCAATATAACTGATGCTAATTGCCCATTTACAGGGTTACAGATAGACCATGCTGGAACAGGCAGCGCTCTTACTGTTAATGGAAAAGTAACAATTGCAAACACATCAGCTGCTAACGTCAATAATGAGAGTCATATACTTATAAGAAATCTAGCAAACGGCGACATTGTTACAGATGGTATTTTGTGGAACAGTGGAGAGGACAAACTGACTGTTGGCTCGCCAGGTACTTTTATAACTTCTGGCTACATTAGAAGTGGAGCTGCAGACATGTCGTTCGGTACTGCATCACAAGGAGCTTATATAACTTTAGATGATAGCGAAGGGGATGTATTGATAGCCCCAACTGGGGGAGTGCAGATTAAGACACCTCATCAAGGCGATACTGTAGGGAACTTAAACGTCTCAAGCCAAGTTGCAAGCTCTCCAAGTACCTCTGAAAACTGTTTAATCATTGTTAAAAACGGTGGTCAATCATTACAATTCATGGCTTGGTCTACTCTTGGAGCTAGAATAGGTACAAGAACTGGTGGATGGCATAATACAGGAACTCAAAATGTATATTTCACTACACAGGATAGTGTTCGTTTAACCATGACACATTCTAGTGGAGTAGTTTCAGGTGATCTAAATGATACATCAGATCAAAGATTGAAAAAAGATATAACAACTATTGGAGATACTACAGCAAAGCTGAAACAATTAAATCCAGTTAACTTTAAATGGAAAGAAAATGATACGGTTTCCGAAGGGTTTATAGCACAAGAAGTAGAAACTATATTTCCTGAATTAATAAACACAGGTCAAGTAATTCCAAATGAAGAATTAGACACAGCGGGTATGGCGAGTGTAAGTGAAGTTAAATCTATAAACACGGTAGGACTTTTAGCTAAAGCTATTAAAACAATACAAGAACTAGAAGCAAGAATAACAACCCTAGAAGGATAAGACATGGAATTTGATAGTCATATAATTTGGAATATAATCTTAACATTAGTTATACTTCCTCTAGGTTGGTGGATTAGAACTTCACATGATGAGATACGCCGACAAGATATTTTACTAAATAAAACAAGAGAAGAAATAGCGCGTGACTACGTTTCGAAAAGAGAGATGGAACAAGATTTGGCGAGAATATTAAACGCTATAGAGAGACTAGACGAAAAGTTAGACCGAATACAAGAAGCCGCTGTCAAAGAATTCAGACTCTAGACTTCTATTATACATAAATAGTAGATAACGGAGAATTATTTATATGGCAACACCTAACAGTAAAGCGACACTTATTTCATATTGTAAAAGACAACTCGGAGCTCCTGTTGTAGAAATTAATGTTGATGATGATCAAACAGACGATATCATTGATGACTCACTTCAATTTTTCCAAGAGTTTCATTATGATGGCACTTTAAGAACTTATCTTAAACATCTAATAACACAAACTGAAATAGACAATCAAAAAACGAACTCTAATCTCACTTCATCAACTAGTGGTGGATCAGACAATGGAGCCACAACATGGTTAGAAGGTAACAATTATATTGAATTACCTGAAGCTATCATGTCAGTTATTAAAGTATTCAACTTTAATGATAAATCAACAAACAATATGTTTGATCTAAGATATCAATTAAGACTAAATGATGTTTATGATATGACATCTACTTCTATACTATATTACGAAATGGTACAACAACATTTAGGTATGTTAGATCAGATTTTAGTTGGTTCTCCCTTCATGCGTCACAGTAAACACGGCAACAGACTCTATATCGATATGGATTGGACAAATAGTATAGCGGCTGGAGAATATATTCTAATAGAATGTATCAGAAAACAAGACCCTACAACATACACAGACATTTATAATGATGTTTGGTTAAAGAAATACTGTACAGCAAAGATGAAACTACAATGGGGACAAAACTTAATTAAATTTGAAGGTATCACATTACCTGGTGGAATAACTCTTAATGGAAGACAATTAGTTGATGATGCTAAAGAAGAAATCAGAGCCTTAGAAGAAGACTTAAAATTAGGATACGAATTACCAGTAATGGACATGATAGGATAATTTAAAATGGCATTTACAAAAGTAACTAGCACGTTAACTGATACTCTTAATCAAAACACAACAGGATCAGCAGCAACACTTACTACAGCAAGAACAATAGGTGGAACATCTTTTGATGGATCAGCTAATATTGCAGTAGCTCTGTCGGCCACTACTACAGCGTTAGCTACAGCAAGAACAATAGGTGGAACATCTTTTGATGGTACTGGAAATATAGCAGTAGCAACAGCTACAGAAGCTACTAATATCACAGCAGTTGCAAACAACTCAGCTGATGAAACAGTTTATCCAACATTCGTTGATGGGGCTACAGGAACACAAGGACTAGAAACAGACACAGGATTTACATACAATCCAAGCTCAGGAGATTTAACTACATCAGGACAACTTGGTGGAGCTACTTTAAGTCTCTCAGGAAACGCAACTGTTGGTGGAAACTTAACAGTCACAGGAACATCTACAGTTGTAAATACCGTTACAATGAACGCACAGAATGCTATTGTATTCGAGGGTGCCACAGCAGATAACTATGAAACAACTTTATCAATAGTTGACCCTACAGCAGATCACACACAATATTTAATCAATCAAGGTGGATATATTCCAGTCTTGGCAGCATCTACAACTGTAGCTATTTCAGCAACACCAGCAGAACTTAATCTACTAGATGGATCGTCAGCTAATAGTGTAGTCAACAGTAAAGCAGTTGTTTATGGTTCATCAGGTGAACTAGCAGGAACATTATCAACGGCAGCACAAACAAATATTACTTCAGTAGGAACAATAGGAACAGGAGTGTGGCAAGGCACAGCAGTTGCTTCAGGATATATAGCTGATGATTCTATAACACTAGCTAAGATGGCTAGTGGAACAGATGGTAATATTATTTCGTATGATGCATCAGGTAATCCAGTAGCTATTGCTACAGGTTCAGATGGTCAAGTATTAACTTCTACAGGAGCAGGAAGCCCTCCAGCTTTTGAAGACGTAGCTGCTGGAATTACAAATAAAACTTTTGGTACTTCTTCAATAATGATTGGAGACAGTGCTACAGGTACTATTAACGCAGCTGACTATAACACAGGTGTAGGTATTGATGTTTTTGCGGCTTTAACTACTGGAGATTACAATACTGTTTTCGGTTATAATACTGGTACGGCTTTGACTACGGGCATACAGAACACGCTTATTGGTGGTATTGCGGGAGATTCGCTAATAGTTGCTAATTATAACGTGGCTTTGGGTACTGGGGCATTAGCAACTGATACTTACGGACATAGATCAACTGCTATTGGTACTAATGCATTAGCTAATCAAAACTTTACTTCTTCTGACGATACTAACAACGTGGCTGTTGGTTATAATTCTCTGGTAAACAGCCAAACAGGATCAAGCAACACAGCCGTAGGCATATATTCACTAAGTGTAAATATAGCAAAAAATTACAACACAGCCGTAGGTAAAGGAGCATTGCAATATTTTGGAGATGCTAACGCTAACTCAGATGGTTGGAACACAGCAGTAGGTGCTGAAGCACTGGGTGGTTCTAACTCAGACGATATAAGTTATTCAAATGCTTTCGGTGGTAGAGCATTAAAAGCTGCTACTTCTTCTGATTACAACAATATGTTTGGTTATGGTGCAGGAACAGCAATTACTACGGGAAGTAGTAATTCTTTCTTTGGTCATAACGCAGGTGCTAATATTAGAGCCGGAGCTGAAAATGTATCATATGGAAAAGAAGCACTTTTATCAGCAGCTAATAGTGATGCTAGTAATAATACTGCTGTTGGAACTGAAACTATGAAAATGAATACCACGGGTACGCAGAATGTAGCAGTTGGTAAAGCCTCAATGATACTAAACGAAAGCGGAGATTTTAATACTGCCATTGGTGCTTATTCCTTAAAAGTGAATACGTCAGCCAATGCCAACACGGCTATAGGCTACGAGACCTTATTCGCAAATCAAACAGGAACTTATCTAACAGCTGTTGGTTATAGAGCATTAAAGGCTACCACAGTTTCTAGTAATACTGCATTGGGCGCTTTTGCAGGACAAGCAATAACCTCAGGATCAAATAATATTGCTATAGGTACTTATGCTTTAATGGGTGTTGGTACTGGAGGTCATAACGTGGCAATTGGTACTGACACTTTAGCAGCTGTCACCTCGGGTGGAGAAAATGTAGCAATTGGTAGAGATGCCATGAACGATATTAATACGGGTTCACAAAATGTTGCTGTTGGGCATGAAAGTCTGACTAAACTGCAATCAGGAACCGAAAATGTAGCTGTAGGGTTTCAAGCTCTTGAAGTAACTACGGGAGGTAGTAATACAGGGATAGGTTGGAAAGCAGGTGAAGGAAATACAAGTGGACAATGGAATACTGCGGTGGGAGCCATGGCAATGGTTGGAACCAGTGCAGGTTTTTCACGAAATGTTGCGGTGGGTTATCAAGCAGGTGTTGCACTTACAAATGGTTCGTATAATACTTTTGTGGGAATGTACGCAGGTAATGATGTAACCACTGGCGGTGGTTGTTCTACACTTGGGTATGGTATGACAACATCAGCTACGGGTTCAGTTAGAGGACATATTGGATATAATAATGGTAGTACAGGTACAGCAGATTACGCTATAACTTTTGGTAGGGGTGGTACTGATTGGTCAAGACTTTCTTATGGTGGTAATAGCTTTACAGTAAGCTCAGATGAACGAAAGAAAAAAGATGTCGCAGATCACCCTCTCGGACTAAGTTTTATTAATCAATTAAGACCAGTAAATTATCACCTTAGAGCGCCAAATGATGTACCTTCAACATGGGATACTTACAAAGAAGAAGGTGAGTGCACCTATTGTTTTGGTAAAGACCCTGATTGCAGTTATTGTGACGGCACAGGAACTATGCAACATGATGAACCTGTAATTAAAACTTGGCAAACAGGTATGTTAGCACAAGAAGTAAAAGCAGCACTTGATAATCAAGGTCTTGATTCTGAAAAATTTGATGGTTGGGGCGTGGAACCTGATGGTATGCAAACACTAGAGTATGGTCAGTTTATTATGCCGTTAATCAAAGCACTACAAGAAGCAGATGATAAAATAGACGCCTTAACAGCAAGAATAGAAACGCTAGAAGGATAATATGGTAACGAATGTTCATTTCAACCATGCAGTAAAATCTGAACAAAATCTTATAGAGGATTTAGTTGTTGAATCTTTACGCATGTATGGACACAACTGTTATTATTTACCTAGAAAAGTAATTGATGAAGACACAATACTAGGAGATGTCTCCGAGTCAAAATTTGAAGATGCTTATGAAGTTGAGATGTATCTTGATGGGAATGAAGGATTCGAAGGTGAAGGAGAGTTGTATTCTAAATTCGGTATCGAAACAAGAGAATCAGCTGAATTTATTATATCAAGAAGAACTTGGGAACGGTTTGTTTCATTAGATGCTAATCTTGCAACAGGATTAAGACCTAATGAAGGTGATCTTATATACTTCCCATTATCAGATAGTTTGTTTGAAATCAAGTTTGTAGAACACAAAAATCAATTTTATCAATTAGGTAAATTATATACCTTTAAAATGAGTTGTGACTTATTTGAATACTCAGGTGAGAAGTTTGATACTGAACTTGATATTCTTGATACTAGTATCGAATTAGCACAAGCAGCTGCTCTAGAATTAACATTATCAGATACACCTACTTTAAGAGATTTTATACAAGGAGAAAGTATTTCTCAAATGGTATATCCAGGTATAGTTATATCAGGTATTGTATCATCTTGGAGTGAAGACACAAACAAATTAACAGTATCTTCAATCAAAACAACAGACACAGGTGATCCAGCTACATATAATACTTTCTTAACAACAGATGTTACAGCAGGAAATCTTGAAATGGAAGCTTCTTCTGAAGGAGATAGAATTGTAATGGCCGGTGCAGGACAAGAAGGATATTTGATTGATTTTGAATCAGGAACAGCTGAAGTATCAATTCCATCATTTATAACAGATGGAACTACAGCAACAGATAATATCATTGATCATAATAGTAACTCATTCTTACTTGAATCGGGAACAGCTACCGATTCAACAGAACATGATTATATAGTGGTAGAAGACAGTTTAGCTTCAAGAAGAAATATTACATCAATTGCTAGTGATTTGATAATATCAACAGATCCTGGAGCGTTCAATCTTGAATTAGAAACAGACGCTGACGGAATTATAGATTTCTCTGAAGGTAATCCATTTGGGGAGGCTACATAATGTTTGGAGAACATTTTTATCACGAAACAATTAAACGAAGTGTATCAGTATTTGGTACAATGTTTAATAATATCAGTATTAAAAGACCTTCTGGTGAAACTATGAAAGTTCCACTAGCGTATGGTCCTCGAACTAGATGGATAGCTCGTCTACAACAAGTACCCGATCCACAAGCGAAAGCTACAGCTATATCACTACCTCGTATGGGATTCGAATTAAGTTCTATTGATTATGATGCCACAAGAAAATTAGGAAAGAAGACACAATTAAAGACAGCGAATGCTAGTAATCCCTTACAGATGCAATATCAATATTCACCAGCTCCATATAACTTAGGATTTACATTAAGTATAATGGTTAAGAATACAGATGATGGTTTACAGATTATTGAACAGATTATGCCATACTTTACACCTGACTACACCGTCACAATCAACACAGTACCAGACATGGGCGACAAGAGAGATATACCTATCGTATTAACAGGTATAACTCAAGAAGACACATACGAAGGTGACATGACAACTAGACAAGTATTGACATATACTTTACAATTTACAATGAAAAATTACATTTATGGTCCAGTGAGAACTTCTGAGATTATTAGAACAGTTAAAGCTAGAACATATATTGAATCAGGAGAAGGTGAAATTGCTACTCAAGATATTGATGGTAAAGTTGGAGAAGTTATTATAACACCAAACCCATCCGGTGCTGATCCAGACGAGACATTTACATACAATGAAGATGTAGATTTCTTTGATCCACCAACAGTTACATATGCTGACGATAAATCTAGCGATCCTAAATAGTTATAAATACTTATTATGAGTAAAGTCGATCAAAAATTAGATGAGCTCCTTGGTATACAAGGAGAAATAATAGAGGCTGAGAAGTCTCTCCCTAGTATAGTAACGGCTGTTGACAAGAGTCAAGAACAAAGTTCAGACTACAAATACTCTAGAGAAGTGTTTTACGGTCTTGTAGAGCGAGGACAGGACGCCATAGAGGGTATTCTAGACATCGCTAAAGAGTCAGAACACCCAAGAGTCTATGAAGTCGCCGGACAGCTAATAAAGACAGTAGGCGAGACTACAGAAAAACTTATAGATTTACAAGCGAAGATGAAAGAACTCGATAAAGACGGTTCATTACCAAACAAAGTACAGAATAATCTGTTTGTAGGTTCATCAACAGAATTACAGAGATTATTGAAAGACCATGCACAAAAATGAAGGTTACTTAGGGAATATTAATGTCAAGAGAGCTGGCGTTGAAACTGAGTGGACAGAAGAACAAATATTAGAATATAAGAAGTGTATGGAAAATCCCGTATACTTCATACAAAGCCATATCAAAATCATTTCACTAGATGAAGGTCTAGTACCTTTCAATCTATACGATTATCAAGAAGACCTAATAACACACTTTGATGAGAGTCGATTCAGTATTGTGTTAGCTTGTAGACAGTCAGGCAAGTCTATCACAGCTTGTGCGTATCTAGTTTGGTATCTACTATTCCAACCAGAACAAACAATAGCCATTCTAGCTAACAAAGGATCTACAGCGAGAGAAATGTTAGCTCGTATTACAACAATGTTAGAGCATGTACCGTTCTTTTTACAACCAGGAACTAAAGTTCTAAACAAAGGTTCGATTGAATTCGAAAACGATAGTAGAATCATAGCTTCAGCTACAGGTGCTAACTCAATTCGTGGTTTATCAGTAAACTTACTATATCTTGATGAGTTTGCTTTCGTAGAAAACGCTGAACAGTTCTATACATCTACATATCCTGTTGTAACATCAGGTGGTAAATCAAAAGTTATAATCACATCTACAGCCAATGGTATCGGAAATATGTTTCATAAATTATATGAAGGTGGTACGAGTGAAAATAACGAGTATCAACCCTATACAGTTAATTGGTGGGATGTACCAGGTAGAGATGAAAAATGGAAGAAACAAACAATAGCCAATACCTCAGAGTTACAGTTCGAACAAGAGTTTGGTAACAGTTTCTTAGGAACAGGTAATA